AAAGCCCTAGATTTGCCACATCATTAGCGGATTGTTGATACGTGATTTGTGCTGGATTACCACCTGATGCAGCAATGAGATTGTTGAATGAGCCATCACCTTGCCGTTCAACGCCATTGGACATGTTTCGCTGAAAGTAGGCAAAGTTCGCAGTGGTTAGCCCTGAAGTATCAAAGTTCCCTGAATCCGGTTCCAACAAGAATATCCAGGACGCCCTTGTGTCTCCTTGTGTCCATGGTGACTGGCTCATGCTAGTTTCCCTTTCCTATGACGACTCCATCTCTTGCTGAGTGCGCCCCCACGACCCCATCGCGGCTATTGTCCCCCCTGGCTATGACAATAGATGGTAGTGGCAGCGCACCACTAAACTGTGCAAAAAGTGTACCGTGCGCTGCAAAGATTACAGAGAGCGCAACAGGCAATGAAAACCCAGCGGAGAGCGATGACGTACCGATGAGCGTTGTAGCGAGCGCAACGGACAATCCTACAGCCCCCGCTAGCGTTCCTTGCCCCGTCATAGCCACTGTAAGGCTTGCTCTGAGTGCAACGATACCAGTGAGCACGCCAGTGCCATCTAGGGATACCGTTGCAAGCGCTACTGAGAAGGTGCCAGATCCCGATAGCGCTCCCACGCCTGGCATTGTCGCTACGAGGTTAGCTGTGCTACCTACTGAGAGCGTGGCGGAGAGCGCTCCCAGACCAACAAAGCTTGCAGAGATGCCAGTGGAAAGTGATGGAATAGCAGTGAGCACGCTGACCCCATCAAGGCGTACGGAAAGACTTGTAGAGAGACCAAGCGTCTCAGTGAGTACCCCAGATCCAGCGAAGGCTACGGAAAGCGTGGTGGACAGCGATGTTACATAGGTGAGAGTCCCGATCCCATCAAGGCTTGTGATTAAGGCCGTTGCCAGTGATAGAGTCTCTGTAAGAGTCCCATGACCATCCATCGTTACAGCGAGATTAGCCGTGTTGCTCGTTGAGAGGGTACCGAGAAGTTCCCCGATACCATCGAATCGCGTTGATAGCGCAGTGCTTAAATCCGCGCTACCGATGGTGAGTATCCCTATTGCTGCAAGTGTACTAGCAAGAGCGGTACTCAGCACTGGAGTCGCTGTAAGGGTACTAGCTCCATTGAATGTCACGCCACCGAGGTCCATAGATGCAGCAAAATTTGGGTTTAGCACACCTCTACCGTTGAGTGTCGTTGCCAGTGCTGTGGATAGCGACGGAGTGCCGGATGCAAGCGTGCTGGTACCCACAAGGGCAATTGAAGGAAGTTCCTGCGCCGCTGAGATGGATGGTGTGGACGTACCCACACCTGCGAGTATCGTGGAGAGTGCTACACTGAGTTGTGCGCTACTAGCTGTAAGAGTACCTGCGCCCACTAAGGTTGCGTTACCTATGTCCATCTGCGCTGATAGCGCTGGTACAAGCACACCTGTACCACCTAGCGATGTAGAGAGCGATGTAGAGAGTGCATAGGTCCCCGCAAGAGTACCACCACCAACCAATGTCACACCACCAAGATCCACTTGCACCAAGAGCGTGGGTATAAGCACCCCATTTCCCGCAAAGATGGTAGTCAATGCCGTGCTGAGGGAAGGCGCCCCTGAAAGTGCCCCTTGGCCTGCTACTGGCGATGATGACAATGTAAGCGCGGCAGATAGCGCAGGTGTAAGCGCTCCATTGCCTGTCAGGGTCGTAGAGAGCGCAGTAGAAAGAGATGTGGTACCTGAGAGTGTCCCGGCTCCAGTAAAGGACACGGCACTGAGCATGTACGCTGCGGTTAGCGTTGGTACAACACTCCCTACACCTGCTAGGCTTGTCGAGAAGGATGTCTTGAGTTGCGCACTACTGGCTGTAAGTGTCCCTACACCTGTTAGTGTTTTCGAGAGCGCGGTAGAAGCCGCAAGCGTTGGGGTTAGCGCCCCAACTCCGGTAAACGTCACAGAGAGCACTATTCCCTGAGATTGTTCGGAACCAACACTATAGAAGGTGCTAGGACTGCTCTGATTATTATATTCAGTAACAATCCATCCTGCGCTACGAGCAATAGTAGATATGCGAACTTCATCTAATGCGCCATTCAAGTAGTGCGCTGCATCTGGCCTATTCCCAATTTGAAGCGTGTTTGCGCTAGCTCCTAATGATGCGGGGATTGCTCCAGAATAGGTAAGGGTCTGGGATACACCATCAAGATAAATCTTGATCTTAGCAGCGTTGGTTGCTTGATTCCCATCATAGACAGCAGTCCATAAATGCCATGTTCCCGTTGTGTAGACATTTGATGCTGTAAATCCATAGCGGCCACCAGCATTAAAATAAATATCCGCAGATGTAAGCGCCGTCTGCAAACTGAAACCTTGTCCATCGTAGTTCGCAACCGCCGTGGCCTGCGAAACATAGGTGCTGATTTTGACCCATGCGGAAACGGTAATGATAGAAAGATCTCCGATGGCTGTTGTGCTGCCTGTATTTAGTTGTTGCGTCGACCCGTTAAACGTTAAACCGCCACCAACCTGTGCAGCCCCCTGGGTCGGAGAGTTGGATTGTGTCGCTGTGAGTGCATTAGAAGTTGAATCGGCAGCATTTGTTCCTGTAGCCTCCTTTAGATGCCACACACCTTTAAAATTGCTATCCCAGACCCCGTTAACATTCTCTTGGCTAGTGGAAATAGAGCTATTGCCATAATACATATAAATGACAGTATCCGCAGAGAACGAGAGTGTGGGTATCCTTACGTGCATCAAAGTTTCGCCAGTGGATGCAACGTATTTTTCTATTTCATGGTCTAATTTAGTGGTTTCAGTGCTATCCACAAAGATAATATCAAATCCACTGCTGTTCGTAACACGCCCACCGTTGCCAGTTGTCTTGAGATTGGCATCGGTGAATGAGACCTCCATGGGGAAGCTGCTTTGATTGGCAGTGGAAACCTTAGTATGGTCCACCGTGATAGCTTTTTTGTACCCATATGCGCTATTAAACCATGTCATTATGCACACCTCCTTTCTTGCGTATTTCAAGCATGTATGCATCCTTGCATTTTATGCCTGATTTATATACTCAATCGTCAGAAATTACTAAAGCAGCAGCGGCAAAAGATGCAATAACGCCAGTATTGATTGTCTGACTCGTGATGCTGTTCCAGTATAATAGGTTTCCTGCCGTTGACGCATCATAGATAGCCACACCAATGATCGCGCCCCAGTTACCCGTAGGTGTTGGAAATGTCACTGTTGCAGCATTGCTTATCTGATGGGGACTTGTACCAGAACCGCTGATAGCGGACCATCCACTAGAAGTAGTGATTGCTACGCGTGCATAGCTACCCGTTGATACCTCAACGGCACCAGTACCATCGTCTGCGGTCGGGTTTGTGGTGAATAAAGCGACATAAACGGTAGTAGGTGCGGTACCGAATGCGGTCCCCTTCATCCAGTTAAGCATTTTATCTTCAAGATATGCTGATTTACCTGCCATGGTTGCTTGTCCTCTCTTGGAGGTTCAAGTCGATTGCCAGGATACCCCGGTATCTCATCGAGCTTTTCGTTGTGGGTCAAGGCGTGACCATCGTTGGTGCGATGCGTTCTATGTGTGTATGAAAAACATTCTCTATCTAGCGCTTACTGCTATAGGTGCATTGATCCTCCTTGGACTCTTTGGTTACATCGTGTTTTTGATGCTGTGGTACGGGATGCCGTTGTAACGCGGGCTAGATACCGATACCAAAGATCAATCCAGTGAAAGTCGATGCTTGTGAGATACCGAGACCGAGTTGGTCAAAGGCGCTTGTTATTTCACCGAAGTCCATAGGGTGAAAAGCGGTGTAGCCCCCGCTCGTGCCCCCTGATGCAGACAAACCATCAACATCAGCTAGCTGGCCTGCTACCTGTGAACCACCATTCCATACGGAAGCATTTGTAACGTGCCCAGCGATAAACAGGCATCGTGTCGTGAACGGGGTTGGCAAGGTGAGACGCTGCTCCGTTGCAGATGCATTGCGATAACCAACGAATTGCAACAAGAACGCTTTGACAGTGCCTTGCAGGATTTGATAGAGGTTGGCAGATCCAGATGTTGTGCCATTGACGGTCACAAGGATTGACGCGTTGCTATCCACTTGTTTTATCCATGACTCGAGCCCGTTCAAAAAGCTCGAACTGATTCCAGGCGCACCGCCATTGGTAAAAATTCCTGTAGGTACGTAAGGGCCGCTCATGCTTGTATATCCTTTCCAATACTCATGCGAATGTGAGATCTAGCTGTAAAGTTATGCTCTCTATGTTTGTCTTTGTGTGGCTATACAACCCCCTTGCAAGCAGCACGCCGCTATTCGCTGCACTACTCGCCGCGTTTCCGCCGAACACACCGACCTCAGCAATGGAAACCCCGACGGCATCGCCTGGCGCTAGGTAGCAATTCACCAGGATCTCTCCCGTGCTTGCACCGTTTGTGTAGCTCGACACAGCTTTCCGAAACACCTCAGTGCCAAGCTTTGTGTTACCAGCGGCAGGTGCGGTGTTATCCGTACCAACTGCAAAGTAGAGTAGCTTCGTGGAGGTTGTTCCCTTCGTGCCGTCACGAACAAGGTTTTTACCAACGGTGGTCACTGTCATAGCGCTCATAAATTAACCTCAACACGGAAAGTTCGTAGCAGACGGAAATAGCGTTGTAGCAGGCAACGGACATGCATTGACCGTAGTGTTTAGCGTTGCACTCAATGTTATACTCGCTGTGAACTGTTGCAATACGTCCGCTGTCTGCGATGTACCTACATTGATTGCACTTGCTTGTTGCGGTGTAGCGAGCAGTTTCGCGTAGAAATCCTGCCAAGTTACATCTGATGGTCCTAATATCGCTGTAACGCTATACCATATATTCACCAAATCTTGTGAGTCACTTGCTACAACACTCTCTATGAGTACCTGTTGCATGCTAATGTTGTGCCATGGAAGATCTGCGGTCACAAGTTGTCCAGGGGCATACCCTGACTCCATTGTGTCAAAGGTCAGGATCAAGCCTTGCTGGGCATAGCGGGTAAGCGATGCCGACGCTGATTGCAGAGCACTCGTTGCGTCATTCAAGGTGTTATCATTGGTCACATCCTCGATAATCCCTGATGTCCCATCAATCGAAGCTTGGTATGCTACCTGGGAGGCATTCTGGGAGATGACGGTATTTGGTATCTGACCAACATAGCTCACTGCAAGGGTATCGGTACCTGTAAGCTTTGTCCCACTGGTGTCTTGGGTAATGAAGTTCGATCCTTTGTTCCAATACCAATCCCTGCCTGTATCGACACCATTGATGCCGACGGTCTTGACCACTGCATTGACCGTGATGAACGGAGTTGTTGCCAGTGCGTACTTCATTGGGAAGGCAATGGTAACTGTGTCGCCTTTACGTGTCTCGTTCTGTGTGATGGTCTGGGCCACGCCTCCGAGGACGGTTTGTTGGTTGCGATACGTGGGGTTTGTCCTCTTTACCTTGATGTTCTCTTCTTGCGTTCCATCGATAATAGTACTGCTTACGACGGTTGTGTATGGCACAAACCACAGTGCCTTGTTCTGATCAATCATCCAATAGTAGGGAACACCAGAGTCACTCGCAGCAGTCACAAGGGCGTCAAGGGCTTCGCTGACCTTGCAATAGCCGAACACCGCTTGTGGGATGAGACCAACGTTCCCCCCGGGATACAACGTAGCGCTGGGAAAAAGATTTGGTCCTGGTGTGAGTCCGTCATAGATCTGCCCTAGAGTAACACCCTCGGCAGCAAGGATATTGGTCAGGATATCTTGCACGATATAGCCGCACGTCTTGTTGGTATAACTGGCAGCTATACGGCGCTTGGATGCACAGAAGACTTGATCTACACAGGATACAGAGTGCCTGATGGTTCCGTTCCATCCCGTGGGGTCGTTCCACCCATTGGCTTCTTCAGTGGGATCATTCATGTACCCAGAGAAAGCAAGGACACTATTCTGGTCAAACACACTGACTTGCTGGTATTGTGCAAAGTGTATAGTTTCGTCGGTTTCCACAGTAAACGACGCTTGACCATGCTTGCCCACTGAGGATTGGCATTGAAGTGTTCCTTGGAGCACAATGAACGCAGTGGGATTGACGCCTGTTATTGTAACGCTGTAACTCATATACGCACTCCCACCTGATTTCTAACCTCCGCCACGTGGTACGGTAAATTGAGGCGTGCGAACGTTCTACCGTCTATTTGCAGGTAGATCGGGCGTGTGTCGGAAGGATGCGTTGATTGTGCATTGCCTTGTGGCAAGCTATGCGCAAGGTTAACGCCGCTAGGTAGATACGGTACTACTAATTCCTTTTTACCGCCCTCGCCGAAAGAGTATCTAGTGCCCGTCTTTAGACCAACACCAGATATTTCCTCATTTATGATGCCCCCTTGGGAGTAGCCGACGTATGCTTGTCCTGCCGCCATCGATTGAATACCCGGTACGTGAAACACATCACCATATCTACCCTGAATGTATCGAATTGCAGAAATTCCTGAATCGACGGGGTTCAGTATATTACCATGGCCACTAATCATATGGGCAGCAAAGGTACTTGGTATCATTTGAAACAAGCCTTGTGATGGGTGTCCCGCTAATGCGTTGCTATCCCAGTTATTCACAGAGTTTGGATTCCCACCCGATTCGTGGAGGGCTATTTGAGCGAGCGCACCAGCCCAATTCCCTGGAACACCTGTGATTGCCATTGCTTGCGCTATCCAACTTTGCAGATTGCCTGGGATACTCACTGGTGTGCCTTGCCCCGTGCCACCCCCTGTACCAAAATCGAACTTTGGAATAATCGAAGATACAAAGTTCAAAGCCCACTCTTTGACTTTGTTGAACATCCCCGTAGCAATATCGCTCATGCCTGGAAGAGAAGGCGCGGAGATGTGAGTCAAGGATATCAACCCATCAAGGACGCTCTTTGCTCCCCCTGCGATCCACCCTGCGATCTGCGCACCGAGGTCTCCAATGCCAGCGGCGTAACCAGGGATCTTGCCAAGCCCTTTATGTCCTCCTAGCATTGCGAGCAGTGACTCAGTGATGTCATTTGGCGCTACCTTGCTCCCCTTGGGCAGCGAAACCAGCTCCCTCCCGTGTTCTCCAAGGACTGCGAGTCCGCCAGGATGATCATCGGTACCCGTTGCGTAGTGTGGAATGGGTGCGAATTTCACCATGGGGATAGTGCCAGGAGTGCCAACTAAGCTTTGATGCAGATCGTCTAGTTTTTGACCAAAGAAATTGATGAAGCTTGCAAACGCTTGTATGCCATTATTTAATTGATCAATGATCACGTTTATTAGCCCTTTGAATATATCAGATGTATCTGTCTTTATTTCGTTCCATTTATTGGAAACATTCGTTTTAATCTCGTTCCAGCGATCACCGAACCACTTGCCTATAGGGCCAAATATCTCTGTAATCTTATTCCATGCTTCTTGTCCGCGATCATGGAACCACTGACCGATACCGCCCCAAATATTCTTTACATCTACCCATCTATCTCCGAACCATTTGCCTATAGGGGTCCATATCTTCACAATCTCATTCCATGCCCCTTGCCATCGATCATGGAACCATTGCCCTACACCTTGAAACCACGCAGAAACTTCATGCCAGCGGTCCCCAAACCACTTTCCTATGCCACCAAATACAAGATAAATCGCGCCTATTGCCTCAAAAAACCTATCGTGAAACCACTGTCCCACACCTACAAACCACTTAGAAACATCAGTCCAACGATCACCGAACCATTTACCAACTGGTGTCCATATTTTAACAATCTCGTTCCATGCCTCTGTGAAGCGGTCATGGAACCATTGCCCTAGTTTACCCCAAAGAGCGACAAGAATATCCCATATTGTATGAAACACTGCTCCCATGTAATCCCTGAATGGCTTTGTACCCGTCACAATCTCATTCCAGCGATCCGAGAACCATTGTCCAACTTTCCCAAAGAATGCAGTAACACCATTCCAAGCTTCTTGCCACCTATCGTGAAACCAGTTGCCTATGCCTCCAAAGATACCCTGTACATCGTGCCAGCGGTCCCCAAACCACTTCCCAATGCCACCAAAGAAAGCCGTTGTCCCGTTCCATGCTTCCACCCATCGATCATGAAACCAAGCACCTATGCCTCCAAAGATACCCTGTACCTCATGCCAGCGGTCCCCAAACCATTTGCCGATACCACCAAATGCTCCTTGTATCTCCTTCATTGACGTGTCACCAAAGGCGGGACCCGTGTCCTTGTGAGCTGCTGTAACAGCTTTTTTGTGTGCCTCTTGAATATGCGGTATCACAGGATGGACTGCGGGAACTGCCGGTATAGGGAGTCCTGTGAGGGGATCTATGGTTATCGGTGTGGGTAGCCCCGTCTCTGGCACAGGGAGTCCCGTTATTGGATCTATCTTCTTTGGTGTTGGTAGCCCAATACTCGTTGTTGCCGTAGTGGTATGCGTAGCTTTTGCAGTGGCCGCATGGGCTGCAACGACATGCTTTGCTGCTGTGGTACCCCCAAAGATAATAGGCGCATTGGGATTCTTTGTACTAAAGGTATCCCCTGCTGCATGAAGCACCGCTTTGTCCGCGCTTTCTTGCGCCTTAAGGTCTGCAAGATGTGCCTTGAGTTGCGTCTCTAATGGTTTGTTGTTTGCTAAGTGTGCCTTTGCTATTTGGACCGTGGTGCTATTGATGTCAACGAGAAGCTGCGAGAGTGATTTCTCAGCGGCGGTGTGGTCAACCACACTCCCGGATTTGACCTCGGCGGCAAACTTATCGACAACCGCCGATCCTGGGGAGACCGTGCCTGTATGCGTTGTGCCTTTTGATGTTGAGGCCGCGGCATGAAAAACAATGGGGTTTTTTGCGTCCTTCGTACTGAAGGTGTCACCAGCACTCTTGAGAATACTCTTGTCGGCGCTTTCTTGTGCATGGAGATCGGAAAGCTTTGCTTTGAGTTGCGTCTCAAGGGTAGTATTGTGTGCTAAGTGCGCCTTGGCGATTTGGATATTGGTGCTATTAATATTGGCGAGAAGCTGGGATAGGGAGTGCTCAGCGGCGGCGTGATCTGCTGCACTCCCCGATTTGACCTCGGCGGCGAACTTATCAATAAGTGCCGATCCTGTGGAAACGGTACCCCCACCCCCGGCAGGCGTTGTTGTATGGAACACGATGGGATTCTTGATGTCTTTTGTGCTGAACGTGTCGCCAGCATTCTTGATAATGCTTTTGTCGGCGCTTTCCTGCGCGTGAAGGTCAGAAAGTTTCGCCTTTAGTTGCTTTTCCAGTTCTGTATTGTGTGCTAAATGTGCTTTAGCAATCTCGATATTGGTACTATTAATATTTGCAAGAAGTTGGGATAAGGTATGTTCCGCCGCAGTGTGGTCCTTTGCACTCCCTGACTTGACCTCGGCGGCGAACTTATCAATAAGTGCTGATCCTGGAGTAGCAGCGGTAGGCGTTGATCCTGGAGTCGGCGCGGAGCCTAGTGCGGGACCAGAACGGAACTGGATAGGATTATCGAAGTTTTGGGCATCAAAGACATCGCCAGCACCTTTGATGACATCCTTATATGCGGCGTCTTGTGCCTTGAGCAGGGAAAAATCAGATGTGAGTTGGGCTTCTAATGCCGTATTGTTTTCTTTGTGCGCTTTAGCGATTTCAGCGGGGTAGGCAGCGAGCGACTTCCCAATGTCTACCATGATTTGCTGTGCTGCATCGTGTGCCAAGGGACTGGAATCTCGAATGTCGGTTGAAAACTGTTTGATCAACGCAGGTCCCCACGTCGGCAAAGCAGTCCCAGGGCCTTTCTTTGGGGGAGACGCTGGGAAGTATGCGGCTATCTCTTGCCACAGGGCACTGACCACGTTGCCAACGGCTCCGATGCCACTTTCAATCCCGTTGGCAATCTGGACAACGATGTTACTCCCCAAGGTCAAAGCATTCGAGGCGATCGAGGACATCCCATCGATGAGCGCCGAGCCCATGGCCGCAACATAGGTAGCAACGCCACCTGGAAGGCTTGCAAAGCAGGCAAAGATCCCATTGATAAGATCAGGGACCAAGCTATGCCCAACAAGGGCGTCATAGAGATGCTGGAAGTAGCCAATGACACCTGAAACGAAACCCCACACATAGCCACCTATAGTCCCCCAAAGTGTAACAAAGAGCCCAATGAAAGCCTGAACAAAGCCTCTTCCAATGTCGAGTATCCCTTGCCACAGCACACCAAGGTCCGCGCCTATTTGCTGCCAGTTCCCTGTGAACAAGTCACGGATAATTGCAAGCACACCTGTAATAACCTGGACCAGCCCCCCGATCATCGTTGCGACACCCCCGACAACCATGGTGATTCCCTGGAGGAACATTGCTATTGCCTTGGTTACCCCCGAGAACATCCCGATCAACATCCCGAGGTTCATGACAAGCACACCCCCAATGATCTCCGCGATAACCCCCAGAAGCGGTTTTAGCTCATTGAAGTAGGGTATGAGCGTCATAATCGCGGGTAAGAGTTGGGTTTGCCATGTCTCAACAAGTTGATCCCATACGGGAAGGAACGTGGCGGCAAGGTAGTCCCCCACATCCTTTAGTGCATTGCCCACATCGGCTACGTATCCTCTGAACTGGGCGCTGGTGTTATAGAAGTACAAAAATGATGCAGTGAGTATCCCGATGGCAGCAGCCGTCGCAAGGATCGGCCACGTTGCGGCAATAGTTGCTATTGCCGCCCCGCCAGCAGCGACTCCCCATGCAATAAACCCTTCAATTAGCGCGGGTAAGGTTGCGGCAAATGACACAATTGAAATAGTAGCAAGCGCCACGCTTATCCCTGAAAGAATGTCGCGTAGAACTTCGGCAGCGGGCGCTGTACTGGTTAAAAACTGCATCACCTTGTCAAGACCCATATAGAATTGTTCTATAGCGGGCACGATTACATTCTGTAATAAGGAGCCGAGAACACCTAATGCCTCCTTTGCAATGGGGGCAATAAATTGCAACTCTCGTAGATCAAGAAGCCCAATCTGGCGTGCAATATCCGCGATAACAGGACCGAGCCCCCCAAAGGCGTCATTGAACCATCGCCCAAATTCCTGAATGTTAGGGATACCAACGGAAATAAACCAATCACCAAACCGATTGAGAGCGGGCATAGCCTTTTCTGTAAAGGTCCCGATCATCTGCCCGAGCCATGGCGCTAGTGCCGTCCCGATCTTGACTGCAAAAGCACCTACAGATGCCTTTGCTTCATCCATCCTGAAATTGAAGTTCTGCTGAACGAGATCCCAGCCCATTATGCTGGTCCCGCCCTCTTTGACTGCACGGTTCACGGCGTCCACATTGGTCTTGAAGACGTTTAGTTGGTCCCCCGATGTCTCAAGAAGCGCGAGCATCTGCTTGTTTCCACCTGAGATGTCCTTGAGAGCCTCATTGTAGGCCGATGACCCCTCGGGGAACTTCTTTCCTAGAGCCGTCGTGATCATCTCTATAGCGCCTGGGAGAGACGTTCTCATTTCATCTGAGACAATTTGGGAGGAGAGTCCGATCTCTTTTAGTGCCGACGCGCCTTTCGATGCAGGTGCTTCTAGGGCCAGAATGATTTGTCGCAAGTGCGTAGCAGCAGAGGATGCGTCATCCCCTTGCATGGTCATTGTGGCGAGCCCTGCCGTGGTATCGGCCAAGCTAATGCCGAACTTAGCCGAAACAGGGAGGACATTGGAGACCGCGCCGGACAAATCATTCATGGTCATCTTGCCTTGCCCGGTCGCTGCAATCAAGGTGTTCATGGCAGCAGCAGCGGTGAGCCCTGTACCTCTATAGGTAGCA